CGGGTTTCGTCGTGCGTGGGGTACGGTCAATCCGTTCAATTCGCGGAACGCTCCGTTGCGACTGTCGCGCAACGTCGGTGTTGGAACTGAAACCTATGTACGCGGCGTGTTGGGATTCGATGTCTTGAAGCATAGCAACGGCACCGTTGACGATGCTTTCGATGCGATTACGAAGTGGCACTTCGACTATAGTGACCTGTCGGCCTTTGAGTCCAAGGTCATCAAGCGTCTTGTTCCGTTCTATACGTGGACGAAGCACGCGCTACCGTTGATGATTGAGCAGGTTGGGAAGAACCCTGCGAAGATGTCGATGTATTTGAAGGCCAAGCGCAACATTGAGCATGGACAGGAAAAGGCGGGGATTGTGCCTCCGTACTTTCTGCGACAGGGTGCCATTCAGTTGCCGTTCAAGTTCAAGGGTGAGAACATGTTTGTTCTGCCTGACTTGCCGTTCAAGACTCCGTTGGAGTTGATTGATCCTGCGTTGGCGCTTGACAAGGACATGTCGGTTACGGATCGTATTCAGGTCATGTTGGGTAGTGTGGGTACTCAGATTACACCGTTGATTAAGGCACCGTATGAGTGGAAAGCCAAGCAAAATTTGTGGAAGGGTTACAACTTTGATGGTCGGTATCAGCAGGTGCCCACTGCGTATCGAAACATTCCGTTGTTGATGCCGATGTTGGATGCCCTTGGGTTGGCTGAGAAACAAAACGATGTTTGGTTGATGCGTGATTATGAACTGCATACGATGGGGCAGTTGTTGCCTACGTTCACGGACATGCGGCGGCTGTTTCCGTCGGAGGAAAGGTACCAGCAGCGCACGCTGTCTACGTGGATGAGTTTCGCATTCGGTATGGGTTTGCGCACTAATACTTTGGAGGAACAACGGCGTGTGATAGAGTCTGCGTACTGGCAGCAAGTGGAAAAAATGGGGGACATGCGTCAGTTGCTGCAAGAAAGCCAAAACGAAAACCCGTAGGACACGGAGGCCAATAGGTATGAAGTACGTATCGCGCACCCAATGGGGTGCGCTGGACACAGGGAAGCCCCTCAGAGCCTTCAGGAAGGCTCCTCAGGGCATCGTGGTGCATCACACGACAGGAGGTACCTCCAACCCTGCGGAGCGTGTCAGAGGCCACGACAGATACCATGTTCATACGCGGGGGTGGACAACTATCGCATACAATTGGTTGGTGTCGGGTGACACGGGGGAAGTCTTTGAGGGTCGCGGCTGGCATGTAGGCGGTGCTACACGCGGCTGGAATTCAAAGACTATTGCGATCTCATACATCGGGTCGGGAGATGACCTGACGGAGAAGGGGAAGGCTGCTATCCGTACAGTTGTGGACGAGATACAGCGCAAGTATGGGGGGAACCTGTGGATCAAATGCCACAGGGATTTCAAGAAGACCTACTGTCCCGCAGACGTACTCGCTAAGTGGATCAAAGAGGGTATGCAGGAGGAGGCAGAGAACCCTGCGGGTGTGGATTGGGACGGAATCGTCAAGTATTTAATAGACGTTGGTGCGAAAGTGCTGGCGCAACGTCCGTTGCGTAAGGGTTCTCGCGGCAAGTATGTGTCTATGGTACAGTCGCGGTTGAATGAGCGAAGCGGTGCTGGGCTGACTGTGGATGGTTCGTATGGACGTAAGACGAAGCGGGCGGTGTGGAAGTTTCAGTCTAAGTATTCGATCAAGGCCGACGGGATCGTCGGCCCGACAACATGGAGATACCTATGGGTAGTCTAGGACGAAGTGAAATTATGAGTTTGGCTGCGCTTGCAGGCGTGGTGGTGCTGGCTGTGGTCGGCTCCATCGGTGGCGACGCAGCCGTTGCCTTTATCGGTGGCTTAGTGCTGAAGAATCCTGCTGGCGTATTGAAGCGTTGACATGGAGCAGGACGAGGTTGCCTTTGAGCAATGGCGTGCGGAAGAAGGCGATGCTATTGCGGCTGAGATTCAGGAGAGCCTGAAGGCCAGTTCCAGCGTGTTGAACGTGGACGATGGCAGTCATGCCGTGTGGCATGAGGGCAGTTTGGGTCTGCTATTGGTGCTTCCGTTTGAACACGCGATGGCTTTTTCGGCGGAGTCTCTTACGGGAGACTTTGAGAACAGTCCCTTGCACAGTTATGTGTTTTCCACGATCAGCGAGTTGATCGTTCGTGCGACTGCGATCATGGACTTTGACGAAATGGATTAACGCATTGACGGGTGGACGAACTGGTCGTTCAACGGCAGTCTCCACAAGTCCATCGCTACCATGCATCCGATGATGCAGTAGCCGATGATGTCAGCGTGCGTGTCTGTAAGCGATTCATTGTTCGCTTCCGTACCTCGCTCCCAGAGATTCTCTAGGCGTGCGATCTTGTCGTGCAGGCGCACAAGCAGACCGTCCAGTCCGAACCTGTCGATGTTGTCGTACCCGTAGTCTTCCATCTTGCTACGCAGCAACGGCAACACGGCTGAGGCTGACTCACTGTGGTCACCGAGGTCTAGCGTTATGATTGCGATTGCCTGAAACCAATTGCAGGCAATGTCTTCATGTACTTCCGCTCCGTAGTAACGGGCGGAGAAGTGGTCGTACTCATTGCGCAACACTCCCAGCGACGCATCAGGGTCAGCGTGGAAAGGGTGGCGTACCCCACGGGCACGTTTCATATCTATGCTGTTAGCCATCAGCCCTGCGGCTGCGTCCCACGTTTCAGGATTTATCCGTGGAATTTTCATATAAATACTCCTTCACTAGTGGGTGTTTAGATAATTCTTCACCCAGTTTACGTAATATTTGATCTCGTTTACGCGCCACTGTAGTCTTCGGAATACCCAATACTTCTTGGACAGTCCGCAGACTTAAGCGTTCAAACAGTAGCGCATTTATCATCCATGTATCCCTTTCGTCTAGTTGGTCGTACACGCTCAGTACGAGGTCGTGTAATTCTGCACGTTCTTCGGACGAGAACCTCTCGTCCGTAGCGCCAAGTGACTCCTGCAACCACCCAAGGTGGGTGGGGTCAGTTGGTATTTCTTTGCGACTCATCTGCCCATACTAGCGTGGCAGGAATCGCATAGTATTCTTTTCCTTCAGGGAACGCCTTTACTTCAGCGCCCACGCATAATTTTTGTAACTGTCCGAGAGGTATGTTGGCGTGTCGATCATTGGACGAATCGTATACAAACAAAACAACACGATGCATTCGATGCCACGACCGTAGCGCCTGCATCTTCTCCAACTTCAACTTCAACACCTGATCCGACCCAAGCCCCTGTACTTCTACAAAGGATTCAGAGGTCAAATAGTCAGGTGTGTACCGTATGCTAGGCGGCAACGAACCCATGTGAATCGGCGGACGATTCAGCCCGTAGCGACAGAACTTACGGTCGCACAATTCCTCAAACTTGCGTTCCGAAATATCTCCCATCGTCTGAAAGCGATGCGAGAATGGCTGATCCGCAAATGACATAGCGTCACACTTTCGTAGCGTCGATGTGAACGACCTGCTGGTCGTTCACGATAATACCAGCACGTTGAATACCATCCAAAGCCAACTTCACATAGTTGTCCAAGTCGCCACGCAAAGGAGTAGACCAATCCTCCACTGGCGTGATGGTAACCGCTGTATGTTCTTCCGTGAAGATCAACTCTACCCGAACTGGTCCGTCGAAGACGGGAGCGTCTTCTCCTACAGCCACAGCATACTCCGCCTCCGCGCGTACAGTCGTGGCAGGGGTGTACACACGACCCTTACGGGACATACGAGGACGCCCCTTAGGCAAGGGGCGCCCCTCCACCAAGAACGAAAACTCAGTGGACGGTTGCACGTTGCTGTGCGTCGGTAACGAGTCGTTCGACTTGTCGGTCACAGTCTTGCCTTCCTGCGAACTTCGGTCCTTCGGCCCACCATGTACCTAGACGGGAATCCAAGTCCTTCGTCCATACCAAGATGTCGGTTGCTCCGTATCCTGCTTCCCACATAGCGCGAGCGAACCTGTTGAGGAATCCATGTCGTCCTCTGCCAGCGCCATGCGACTGAGTGTAGTACGAATGGGGACCGTCGTCGTACATCCTGCGTGCCACCCCTCGTAGGCGGGTGCCGTCAATCTTCATCAATGGCTCACGCGAGTACACTCGGGCAGGTGGCAGGTCAGGTGCTGCCCACAAGGCTGCTGCAATTTCCAACAGGTCAATCTTGACACGGGTATTTTCGGCGTCTATCACAAAGTTGTAGTAGTCAATCGGGTACCCGTTGTCGTCCACCATTTCCTGACGACCTTCAGGTCTAGCGCCACCATACGGTAGACGCATGTAGTTGCCCGGTGGACCGGGCAACGAGTCTTGCTTGGGGTACACGGCATCGTATTTGATGCCAGCCATCTGGCACACCGCCTGCAATGCTCGTCGCATCGTAGGCGCTTCAACCCAGTCTTCGGCAAAGACCCATACGTGACAGCCCTTGGAGCGAGACAGTTCCACCCATCCCTGCATCGCTAGCGCCTGTAGCACGGTGGCTACGTTCTGCGCGTAGATGAGCGAGTCGTCGCCTTCGTCAATGTCGATGGCACCCCACATGCACTTCCACAATTCGGGTTTCATGTCAGGGTAAACTTTATGCCCGTCAACCTCTCGCCACCCACCGCATCCAGCGGCGTGAGTTTCTTCAGGGTCGTACACCATTGGGTACACCCCGATCATTTCCTCACCGCTGCGGTGGCGTGAAATCAGGTGTCGGTCTACGTGTTCCCATACACACCCGCCAGCGTCGCTGCCGTATGCGTATGGGAACCCTTCAAATAATTTCCAGATTGGTTCAGACATCGAAGCCGTCCAAGTTCATCTGCTCCCACGTTACGCCCGGTTCCAGTAGTCTGCCACTCGGGTGGATGGTGAGGTTCACCTCTGCCTTTTCACCTTCGCCTGCCTTGTTCTTGTGTAGGCCCACGCTGACTTCATCTTCGTAGTAGCGGCGTACGTCTTCCTCTAGGCTAACGTCGTCCCATCGGCGCCATGTTTCTATGACGAAGTGGCTTTCGCTGGTGGAGGCGTATCGACCTGAGTCGATGCCGCCTGCTCGTCCGCGATTGCCTGCTCCTCTGCCTGATTGGTGGACTACGACTCCGATTACTCGCCAGTCGGATACCAGTTGCTTGAAGGATTCAATTTTTGCTTGCACGCTGGCGTGGTCATTTGGTCCACCTCCACGTATTAATTCTAAATAATCATATACAAGCACCTGTGGACGTTGACCGTCCCACAGTTGCGCCGACGCAATCCGCATCGCCTTGTCCAGATCATCCACAGACATACCCGTGGACTCAAAGTGCAGGTTGGTTTCATTCGCCATGATCTCGCTTGTGCGCTCCCATGCCACTTCGTCACCACGGATAAGGCGACCGAGCCAATCCTTCTGGCTGATCTCCAAACGCATAGCCGTGTACCGCCCCCAAAACATTGATTCAGTTTCATCGGGGCTAACCCACAGCGTCCTGTGGTTGCGGTTACGTGCAGCCATGTTCATAGCCAGCAACGTCTTACCAGTGTGCGTCTTGCCGATCAGGGTCACCAACTGACCTGCACGGGCACCACCTAGCGTGGCTTCGTCAAACCCTCGTATTCCAAACTTCCATTCTCCTCCTGCGCTCAGGTCTGTCCGCATTCGTGACATTTGCTCAGTCTTGGGGGTGTACAACCGCTTCAAGTCAGCAGATGTAATGCCCTCAATCTCAGCCGCCGCTGGGGCGGGAGCAGCCTTAGCCGCTCCCGCCCCTACCAGCCTCATTGCGTCTTCAAGGCTTAGACGCTCAGGCAATTGCCGCCAACCAGTTCTGCGGGTCAATCGCTTCTGGACGCTCACCCCATGTGAATGGGCTGTGCTTGACCAGCCCACCGAAGTAACCGCTCTTGTTGGCAAGCGTGTGGTTGCCTTCACCCTGAACCACGGTATGTGTACCGTCTTCGTTCAGGGTAGTGCCACGCTTAATCTTGAAGTCACCAAGTCCGCACTTGCCGTTCTTGGTGATGGGAATGTCCTTGCCACGCATGGACTCTGCCCAGTAGTCGTCAGGGAACTGACGGCTACCTGCGGCGAACAACTTTCGGATCGCCTGATTGTCCATGAACGCTGACTGCTGTGACGCATACTCAATGCCAATGGCACGTTCATGCATGAACAGTTTGTTGACTGCCGCATACTCGCTGTCGTCAATGTACAACGACGGCCTACCCGACGGCGCTGCCTGCTGCACAGGCTGTGCCTGCGGGAAGGCTTCCACGACGGTCGCTATGGCAGTCGCTGTTGCATCCGTTACGTTGACGGCAGGCTGTACGTCTGCGACTGGCTGATCCAGCAACGTCCGCTTCACCTCCGACAACCCTTGCGCCAGAGCGATAGCGTTATCTACTGCCATCGTCACGGCCACACCTTCGTCGCCGTTGTTGATTTCAGCGACGGTCAGTTCAACCGCAACCTTCATCAACACCTGCGCTTCAATTGATGCCCTTTCACTAGGGCTTAGTGGCGTAAATGCCATTATGGTTTCCTTTCGTTGGAACCTTTGCAATGCGCCCAGTTGGCGCACCATTTCTCAGAACACCACCACCCGTTGTCACCTAATACCCACGGCGGTGTGGGCATGGCTTCAACGTAGCGGCATAGTGCTAAGACCTTCGTACGTAGCCAGTCGAAGTGCGTCTGGTCACGTACCAAATCCATGCGACCCACCCCATCGGGATGCATGATCGCATATGAAAAGTTAGGAATGCCCAGTGCGTAACAATACGCAATGCTTTGCACATCCCACCTTTCGTACTCCCAAGCAGTCCTAGAATAGTCACGCTTGGGGAACTTCCAATCCCACAAGCGGTCACCTTCTACTAGGTCAACTGTCCCTGTGAGATTCACTATCCGCTCATCGTCTTCGATGAGCGGAACCTCAAAGTAATGCTCCACCGCTACGGGCTTGACAGTGGGGTACACCTCCGCATACCACGACGACAATTTGTTCTTCCCAACTGTCGCCGCAATCGACGGCGTATACGATTCCCAACGTTCTATCGTGGGTTCCATCTCCCCCCAATAGTAGTCAAACGCAGCGTGCAGATCAGATTCTTCCATCGGCCCATACCCGTCCATCACCGCCGACAAGGCATCCTCTGCAACCGCATGGCATACAGTCCCCAGCGAGGCAGCGTCCTTCGTCGGCTCCTCACTGAGTCCGAAAATCGTGTTTCGGAATCTTTCCATACACATGTCCGCAGTCTTGATCGAAGACTGACGAACCCACGTATGCACCCACCGCCCGTCGCCTGCTTTCTGCAATGCGCTTTTCATATTTCCTCCTAACGGTACTGAGTAAACTCCTCCCCCCTAAAGGGGGGGAGGAGGTACTGAGTACCACTGAGTTTACTCGCCCGAATGTGTCGGCGTGGCTCATTTCGGTTAAGATTCTGCGCCAACTCTGTTACGAACGTGTTACGGTCATCGGTATCCCTTCATTCGTCCACGAAAGTCAGGCCGCTGCAACATTTCAACGCACTCAGGCGGTTCCCACCTGCGTCTAGTCACAATGCGACACATACGAACGAACACTTGAACCCGTTGCACATGAACCGACTCGTCGTCGTACAACTCTGCTAACGCAACGTCATATTCCGTGAAAGCAGCAATCATTTCATCATACTGGACGGGTGTCAACGATAACGTGATCTCCCGTTTACCCATTACGCCTCCAAGTTTGACCAATCCCAATGCCACTTGTCCGTAGGCCAATAGTCCTTCATGGTACACCACAGTTCCATCAACGCTAGACTGCGCTGTCTTCCCACATGCGGCCCGTACTGCTCAGTCCACGCTTTGCTCAAGTACGTCTTGAAACTCGGGTAAGTTAAATTGGCGCCATGCCATTCCAGCAACTGCGCCCATAAATGCCTCGGCATCAACATCCGATGCTCATAGTCCGAATTATCAAGAGTCCATATCGTGCCAGTCCACTCGCCTTCAGGCGGCTCAATGCCCGCCGTCATAACGCGCAACTTAGCGTTCTCCATAGATTCGGTATCGCGGGTACGTATCAACAGATACTCTTCCCGCTCTAAACTAAATCCCTCAGGCTCCCACTCAAACAGATGCGGGTGCTTGGCACCCTGCGTCACTGAGTAGAAACCATCTTGTGTAAATATCCACATATATCTCCTATCTTACGAGCGGGGGCGAGGGGCGGAGGGGGCCACCCCTCGCCCGCACTCTAGTTCTTAGATCGGCTGCGGATACTCTTCCCGCTTCTGACCGTACGGACGGTAAACCAAACGGGTTACCAAACGGCCCGAACGGAAAGCGTTCCACGCCTTGATGAAGTAGGCCAAACCCAACCGCTGATCGGCACTGAAACTCGGGTTCCGCAAGTTGCGGTCCTTCAGCACCTGTGTCTGCAACACCCAAGCAGGATTCCCCTCCGTGCCTGTAGGCGCAACCAACTCTTCGACAAACGCCTCAGTGTCTTCCTCGCTCAACTCGTTGAACAAGTACAAACCAGCAGTCGTTGCACTACGCACCAACGGAACATGATGCATCACACGGGAAGCCCGTGTACACGCCTGTTCCAACGGCACCTGATTCTGGAAGATAAACTCCAAGATCATGCGCTCACTCATGGTACGAGCAACAGCCTGATTAGTATTCGGATCGCCAGTGTTCTGCATCAACAGCACGGACCTAGCAGCAGCAGGTAACGCCTGTACGTACTTGAACTGACGATTATCGTCAGGATCGGTACTTACAATACGCAACACATCTGCAACCGTCCGCTTGCGGCCAAAGTCAACAGCAAGCAGCAAAGACGCATAGTCTGCACCCTTCACAACGGAGAACCGTTGCGCTGTCTCGCTCTCAACGACCGCCTGTAAGCGATGCTGTCCATCAGCAAGGCGCCCCTTCTCATCAAAGATGATCGGGATGCCTATTTCTGCCCACTCGCCTTCCAGCATTGCAACCGCATACTTCGTGACCAACAGGTCACTCATGCTGCGATTGGGGGCAGCATTCTTCAGGATCAAAGCCGCCTCTTCGGGGCCAATCACCTGCGCAGACGTTTCATGTCTGCTAATGGGCGGCACGACTCGCCCTTTACGTGCAGTAAAGTTTCCCATATCGCTCCTCTGTTTGGGTTTCTTTACGGGTAAACAGGGGCAGGGACACGTACGTCCTCGATAACGGTCGTAACAGTTGATGCCCTCCTATCCTTTCAGATAGTTGGATGTACTGTTACGTGTGTCCCTACCCCCGAAAGTGGTGCGTGACCACCACGCACCCGAAGGGTCGGGTGGAGGTCATGCATGGCAGCCACGCACCTGACTAGGCGACGAG